CTCGGGTTTCATCGTCGAGCACGTAACACTGAAGCGGCCTCGCGTCTACAAAGTGAGAAATTCAAACTGACGCACTACCGGTGGCGAAGAGGGGTTGACTGATGATTTCAAGATTAGCTAATCTGCGAACCATGGATGAAGACGATGTGGTTGGGTTGCTGCTGAACCGGATCGAGAAGAGCGGCTCGCAGAAGGCGTGGGCGGACATGCACGGCGTTTCGGCGCCGTACGTCTCGGCGGTCATCACCGGACGCGCGCCGCCGGCCGGAAAAATCCTTCGCGCGCTCGGTGTCGAGCGGGTGACGATGTACCGGGTGAAGCAAAGGAAAGGGGCGCCACATGCCTGACGGAGTGGTGACGCGACGGCGCACGAAGCTGTTGGGGACCGCCGCCGCGGTGATCAAGGCGCGGCACCCGACGATCCTGCTTTACGGCGGCGCGGGCGTCGGCAAGACGCGGCTCTGCGTGCAATTTCCGAATGTTTACTTTCTGGATTCGGAGGGCGGCGCCACCCAGCCGGAATACCGCGAATTGCTGCGCGCGTCGGGCGCGCTCTATCTCGGGCCTGACGAGGGCGCCGCCTCGATGGATGTGGTGCTGGACCAGGTCCGCGCGCTGGCGACAACAAAACATGACCGCAAGACTCTGGTCATCGATTCGGTCACCAAGCTGTTCCAGAACGAGGTCGCCAGGGAGGCGGAGCGGCTGGCCGACGCGGGCAAGAAGAATGAATTCGGCGCTGACCGGAAGCCCGCCGTCGGCCAGATGCGCCAGTTGGTGGCCTGGTTGCCGCGGCTGTCGATGAACGTGATCCTGACCGCGGGCGAGATCGCGGAGTGGGGCAACGTCAACGGCGAGCGGGCGCAGATCGGCGTCACCTTCGATGCCTGGACAAGGCTGGAATATGAACTCGACCTCGCCATCAACATGTCCCGCGCCGGGCCGCGGCGGTTGGCCAGGGTGCGCAAGAGCCGCCTCGCCAACTTCGTGCAGAACGACACCTTCGACTGCACCTATGAGGAGATCGCCGGTCGCATCGGTGATGTCATCGAGGAGGCGCCGGACCCGGAGGCCTTCGCCACGCCGCAGCAACTGGCCGAGGTGAGCCGGTTGCTGGACATCGTGAAACTTGATGACGGCACCGTCGACAAGTGGCTGGCGGCGGCGAACGTCTCGGCGTGGGACGAGATGTCGGAGGCGCGCACGCAGAAGGCGATTGAGTATCTGCGCGGCAGGATCGCTCCGTCGGTCAAATGAAATTCGTGCCCGTGAAGCCGCGTTCGCCCAGATCGCTGCGGCGCGCCACGCTGGATTGCGACCCGCCGATCCAACTGGAACTGGTTCGCGATCCGGTGAAGAACTGTAACTATCTCTCGCTCGGCGTCGGCTACGCCAACGTGCGCCGGACGTGGCTGAGCGAGAGCGAATGGAGAAAGCACAATGAAGATCCCGACCCCCGTATCGAAGGAAGACGCCGACAAGGGCGGTGGCTTCGCGCCGTGGCCAGCCGGTAAATATGATTTCGAGGTCAACACGGCGGAGGACGACGTGTCGAAGGCCTCCGGTCGGGAGCAACTGAAATTGTCGCTCTGGATCTACAACGCCGAGGGCCAGCGGCGCCTGGTGTTCGACTATCTGGGATCGGACGAGAAGAGCCAGTGGAAGGTCCGCCATTTCTGCGAGGCGGTTGGTCTGGTCGCGGAATACGAGCGCGGCGAACTGGACGCTTACGATTGCCAGAGCAAGACCGGCAAGGTGCAACTTGGCATCCGCGCGCCGCGCGACGGCTACGAGGCGCAGAACAGCGTGCGCGACTACATCGCGATGGATGAGGGCGCGGCGCCAAAGGTGAGCCGTCCGGCGGCGGCGGCGTCACGCCCGGCGGCGAAGGCGCCGGCCGCGTCGGCGCTGGACGACGATAACATTCCGTTCTAGCAACGAATTTGGAGGAGCGTGATGCGGACCCTACCGACGCCCCAGGACCACGATGTTTTAAGTGATGATGAACTGGAACGGGTGAAGGACATCGTGGACGACGCCGCGCACAGCAATCTGCTGACGCAGTGGGAGGAGGAGTTCGTCGACGGCGTGCGCGACCGCGTGGCGGAGTACGGCGCGCGGGCGCGGATCTCGGATCGGATGTGGGAAATCCTTGATAAGATCGGAGAGAAGCTGGGTGTTTGATCCTGACGATCCCAACCGCGGCGTCGTCGGCGTGGTGCGCGATTTCAAGCCGCCCGAGGAGGCGCCGCCGTTCACCGGTCTGTTGTGGAAGAACAAGAACGGCTCGGTGGGCCTGACGGTGACCGACGTGTTCGGCTGGCCGATCCATCTGATCGGCACGCTGGAAGCGGGCGGGGTTTACTATCTGCGCGGCTGGCGCGGCGTGGTGCCGGACGCCATCCACATCGCCGGTCTCGATCCGCCGCTGAGCGACGGCGAGCCGGTGACGGAGAGCGAGAATGAATGACAAACTCGTCAACCTGATCATCGTGTTGTTGACTGAGGCCATCGATAGCGGGCTGACGGAGGACAAGGACATCGTCGTTTGCCTCGGCACGCTCAACGCGGTCCTGCTGCACAACCGGTTCGGCGTCGTCGAGCGCGAATTGAATCTGATGAAGATCGCCCAGCGCGCCCTGTCCGTCTTCCATGTTCTGGATGAGGAAGAGGATGACGGCGAGGACGAGGACGATACCAACAAGGAATAATTGAATGGACGCGGGCACGGGGATGGTCCTGACCATGGATCAGGAAACGGCGAAACATGAGATCGAGGCGTCGGTGGAGATGCGGCGATTTCATTTACTTACCGGAACAGCTGGAAGTGGCAAGACGACCCTTGTTCAGGTCATCGCGCGCGAGTTGTCGGCCAGGGGCGTGGACGTTCGCCTGGCGGCGCCGACGCACAAGGCCGCGGGGGTGCTGCGCGCGAAGCTGGGACTGCCCTGCGGCACGATCCATTCGCTGCTGAAGCTGCGGCCGAAAACCGAGAGGGACAAACAGATCTTCGTCCGCGCGCCGAACGCGCGCCCGGTCGAGGGCGAGGTGTTCATCCTCGACGAATGCTCAATGCTCGACGAGCAAATAATGAAACATATCAGGCGGTTACTGGATGGCAGGGCGGTGGTCTTCGTTGGTGATCCGGCGCAAATTCCGCCCGTGGGATACGATCATTCCGAATCCTTCGATATCGTGCCCGCCTCGCACCTGACCACCGTTGTGCGCCAGGCGGCGGACAACCCGATCATCGCCGCCGCCCAGGTCATCCGCGCCACCCAGGACGATCCGGAGGCGCCGATGGACTGGTCGTGGTGCCACCAGGCGCGGGTGGGCGACATCGGCGTGTTCGTGCCCCCGCGTGGCCAGACGGACGCGTGGCTGAAAAAGGCGGTCACGTCGGACGCGTTCAGGGACGATCCGGACTTCGCCCGCTACCTGTGCCACACCAACGACCAGGTGCTGCGGGTCAACACCCGCGTCCGCACCTGGCTCTACGGCGAGGACGCGAAGCGGATGCCGTTCCTGCCCGGCGAGATGTTGTTGATGCGCTCGCCGCTGGTCGTCGAGGATACCATTGTTATCGCCACTAACGAAGAGGTGCGCGTGCTGGGCATCGAGCCGGGAGTCCACCAGGAGGTCCGCGTCTGGGAGATCAAGGTGAAGACCGACGCGGACATCGTCTGCGACATTCATGTGCCGCGCGACTGGCAGGACTACCAGGTCGCGCTCGCCAATCTGCGCGACGAATGCCGCGGCGATTCCCGGTCGTGGGACGAGTTCCATGAGTTCCAGGCGTCGTTCATCAGGGCGCAGTCGATCTACGCCATGACGCTGCATGCCTCGCAGGGATCCACGTTCCAGTTCGTTTGGCTCGACATCCCCAACACGCGAGCGCGGATGGCCGACAACCCGCTGGAGGTGCGCCGCCTGATCTATACCGGGGCCACGCGGGCGGCGCGCGGGCTGGTGCTGGTGGGGGTGTAGCCGGTCGGAACCCCCCAGCCTGACCGGGCGGTGGGCAAGGCTGTGGTACGTGGGGATAAGGGCGGTCGGGGGCTGGCGCTGATGGGCGTCTGATCTCACTGTCGCCGCCTTGAGCCTGGGGGAGCAGGGTTTATGGGCGACGGCGAGGGAACTCACCCGGCGGGTGAGTGATGCATGCCGATCTGGAGCGTGCCGCCTTACTTGGGTGGGCCGTCTATCCATGTTCGCGCGCCGGCAAGGCCGGTCTCTGGAAGGGCGCCCAGGCCGAGGCGACCAGTGATCTGAACGTGCTGGCGCGCTGGAGCCGCGAGCATCCCAACTGCAACTGGCGCGTGGTGTTCGGCCGCTCGGGGCTGTGGGGTCTCGATGTGGACAGCGCCGAGACGCACGCCCATGACGGCATCGCCAGCATGGCGGGCCTGGTGGCCGCGTTCGGCGCCCTGCCGGCCGGGCCGCGGGCGCGCTCCGGCGGCGGCGGCGTGCTGCTGTTCTTCCGCGATCCCGGCAAGCTGAACCTGGTCGGGTCGTGCGAGCGGCTGGGACCGGCCTGGGCGGGCATCGACCCGAAACGCGGCGCCCAGACCCAGACCATCCCGCCCTCCGTCCACACCGTCACCGGACGGCCCTACCGCTGGCTGACGCCGCCATGGGAGACCGCGCCGCCGGACGGGCCTGGGTGGCTGCTGACGGCGCTGAAGGTGCCGCCGGCCCCGGCTTACCGCCATGTCGAGGTGACCCGCTCGAGCGAGGCGCACGGGCGGCTGCACCGGGCGGCGCGGGCGATCATGGAGGCCCGCGAGGGGAGCCGGAACATCGTGCTGAACCGGCGCGCCTGGGGCATCGGCAAACTCGTCGGCGCCGGGTTGCTCGACGAGAAGGCCGCGGTCGACACGCTGTACGGCGCCGCCCGCTCCATCGGCCTCGATCACGCCGAGATCCGCGATACGCTGCACAGCGCGATGGCGGCGGGCCGACGCGCGCCCATGGGGAGTCGCTGAATGGCTGACGAAGAAGCGCCGCGGCCGGAAGATTTCTGGATGAAGCGGGTGCGTTACCCGGAGAACGGCGGCGAATGCTGGCCGACGCTCGGCAACGCGCTGGTGATCCTGGGCAACGATCCGGTGTTCGCCGGCATGCTCGGCCTGAACCGGTTCACCGGGCAACGCGTGCTGCTTCGCGCGCCGCCAAAGATCGAGGACGGCGACCCGGAGATACCGGGGCCATATCCCAGGCCATGGACCGACGATGAGGATGTCTCGCTGGTCCAGGCGTATTTTCAGGTGGCCTGGGGACGGAAATGGGTGAGGCAAACCATCGTGGACGCCATGATCGTGGTGGCGCGGCGCAACACGTTCCATCCGATTCTGGACTGGCTCGACGGACTGAAGTGGGACGGGGAGGCGCGGCTCGACACCTGGTTGCGGGACGGCTTCGACGTTCGCAATGAGTTTCCCCAGAACAGCAAGGAATGGAAAGCCAAGAACGCCTACCATGCCGTGGTTGGCGCCAGGTTCCTGATCGCCGCCGTCCGGCGGTTACGCCAGCCCGGTTGCAAGTTCGACCATCTGTTGATCCTTGAAGGCGCGCAGCGGATCGGCAAATCGACGGCGGTGGCTAACCTGTTCGGCGCGGAATACTTCACTGACGACGTGCCGACTGACCTTAAGTCAAAGGATGCCGCGCTCGGCCTGCACGGCAAATGGGCGATCGAATTCGCCGAAATCGAACACCTGGTGCGGACGGAAGTCGAAGTGATCAAGGCGTTTCTCAGCCGCGCCGTCGATCACTACCGGCCACCTTATGGCGATAAATTCATCGATGTCCCGCGGGCGTCGGTGCTGATCGGCACGACCAATTCGGACGATTATCTGAGAGATGGTTCCGGCAACACCCGGATGTGGCCGGTGTTCTGCCAGAAGGTAAATCTGGAATGGCTGGCGGCGAACCGCGACCAGCTATGGGCCGAGGCGGCCGCCCGCGAAGCCGGGGGCGAGGTCATCTGGCTGGATGAAGAGGGATTGCAGACCCAGGCGAAGACGGCGACCGATCATCGGTTGTCGGGCGAGGTGTGGGAACCGGCGATCCTGGAGTGGCTGAAAAAGAACGTCGCGAAAATCAGTGACGACGAACCGCTGACCGCGGCGCGCGTCCTCGAGTGGGCCATCGGTATGTCAAAAGACAAAATGAACCGCGCCGCCGAGATGCGGGTGGGCGTGGTGCTGCGCGCGTTCGGCTGCGAGCGGAAGGTGGTGAAGAACGACGACGGCAAATCCATGCGGGTGTGGCGAATGCCCGACAAGCCAGCGGATGAGGATGCGACTGGTGAGGCCGACGATCCAATCGGATTTGGCTGATTTCCGCCATTTTTCACGAATAAGGTTACCCCCTTTTTTTGGTGGTATCGTGATGGTAGTCGCAAAGATGCTGATGCTATCTACTGGTTACTACCATAACCACCTCTACTACCTATGGGGATATATAGGGTGAGATAACGCACATGTATGTTTTCGGCCCAGAGTCTTTGAAACCACTGGAGAGGAGGTAGTGGTAACCATTTACAGGATGATCCATACGATATATGAAAAACACATGGCCGCTTTTCGCTATCGCGTATTCGGCAACGGCGGCGTTTACGCCGGGTGTCCCAGCCTGAAGACGGCGCGCGAGGTCGCGCGCGTCTTCAGCGAACGGCTGGAATGCGCGTTCGTCGTCTTCGACCATCCGCACGGCTCGGGACAGTACGGCTCCAGGCCGGTCGCCTGGTTCCTCAACGGCAAGGAAGACGCGCATGAAAATTCCGACTGATCCGCCCGGTGGTGGTGATGAACCTGGCAAAGCCAAGGATGATCCCAGCGCGATCATCATTCCGTTTGGTAAGCATAAGGGATCGACCGTGAGTGAATTGCTGGCGAAAGATCCGGATTACGCCGACTGGATCACGGCGCAGGGTTGGGTCGCCCAGCGGTTCGCGGAGTTGCACGCGGCGATCCTCAGTCGCGGCGCGGGATCGGATGACAGTCCGGAACACAATGTCATTCAGGGGCGGTTTTTAGAGGCGGATTTTCGTGAGACGGTTTTACGGTTGATGATTCCAGAAAAATTGAAATCGGCTCAATCGTCGTCAGCTTATAATATAAAAAAACAATGTGAATGGGATTTAGATTTATTTAGAA